TGGAACTATGCAAACGTTAATTTATACGTTTATTCAGAGAAATTCACAAAAACTCAAATCGACAAAACCTTGTATTTATGGGGAAAAACTCGATTTGGGTTTTTTTCTTTTTTTGTAAAATAAAAACGGTATGCAACTTATATGCAACACGTATGCAACAAAGTTCTCACCACATATTCTCAAATATGCAACAAATTAATTGTTATATTCAGTTTTGAAATGAACTTGCATATTAAAATATGAAATGCTATAATTTGGTTGCAAGTTAGAGATCATTGTATCAATGCAAAAAGGTAAGGATGAGTCAGATCCTTACCTTTTTTGGAATTTTAGAGTGTTCTTAGCACTAGGTTCATTATCGTTTGAATATCTTGTCCAACCATTTGCATATGTAGTATACTAATACAC